TGCTTGTTGTAAAACTGTATTGTTTACCAACACCAATCCCCGCTTTATTTCTCTTGTATTTTTCGTTTGTGTGAGTTGAAGTTTTAACTTCAATCCTCAATGCCATGGGTAATCCATGACCTTTGGTTGCAATAATATCTGTGCCATCTTGTTTAACCAAGTCACAATGCACACCCAACAATGACAACTCAAAAGCTGTAAAAAGCTCTCCAGCTGTTCCTGTTAATTTTTCTTCTCTTATACCTTTAGCCATTCTAGTACTTCCTCTCCTAAAGTTTTGTTTGCAATTTTATCCTTTTCTACCAAGGACTTAACGATGTGTACATCAACTGTGTTGGGGCACACCAAGTCAACATATAATACTGGTTTATGTTGACCTATTCTATGACATCTGTCTTCTGATTGCTTTCTTGATTCCAGGTTAAAATCATTTGAGTAGTAAATCACGTTTGATGCAGCCGTCAATGTTATACCACGGCCCCCCGTTTGTGCATTACTGACAAAGAATCTTGTCTCTGGATTTGTTTGAAAGTTATGTATTGCCGAGTCTCTATCTTCTTGAGTTGTGTCGCCATAATAAGTGACCACGGAACCCGATCCATAGGTTTTAGCTAACTCATTTTTTATTTTCTTTATGTCGTATCTAAACCTAGACCATATAATAATTTTACCTGTCATTTCTTCTACGACTTCCATCATGACTTTTATTCTATTGTTAGCGAGTTCTATAGTTTCCCCATCATCGTTTACAAGATATCCACAAAGTAATTGTTGTAGTCTTAACAATCTTGTCATGACTTCGGGAGCCGTAACCATGTCACCTTCTTCTAAAAAGATAACAGATGTTTTTTTCATGCTTTCATATTGTTCTTGTTGTGTGGATGTTAGTTCAACTTGTCTGGTTGTATAAATCTTTTCTGGAAGATCTAACGCTTCTTTCTTTGTTGTTCTATGTGCAAAGATCTTTAGCTTTTGTGTCAGTTCATCTAAATTCTTGTAGCCAACCACTTGATTAAAACTATGGTTGCCCATTCTTTGTTGTTTGATGATGGCAAACCGACCTTGAAAAGACCAATAACTATCGTATCCCAAAAGTCTTTTGTTTAGAAAAGCACATTGTGAGTAAAGGTCCAAAGGCGATTGTGTGATCGGAGAACCCGTCAATATTCTTTTATACTTGGCAGTCTCTCCAAACTTCATGATTGCTTTTGTACGTTTCGCTTTCGGATTTTTTATTGTTGTTGATTCATCAATAGCGAGTAAGAATTCACTTCTGTGGGTAAACGATTCAAGGAACACGGGTGCTTTCTTTGTCACAAATGATTCAACATTCATTACTAGTATTCTAAACTTATCTCTCTTGGTTACACCTTCAGTTAATCTTTTCTTTTCATTTCTTGTAGAGTTAGCTTTCCATAAATATATCTCTGGATTCATGTCTTCTGGCATATGTGTAGGTATTTCATTGTTTACCCAATTCATGTACACACCTTTTGGTGCAACAATGATTGCCGTGTCAATAAGTCTGTTTTGACATAGCCAATAAATGTTATCAATCAATACTTTTGATTTACCACATCCCATCTCCATGAAGTATGCAAAATTTTTCTTGTCATGTGATCGTTGCAAAGCATCTTCTTGATGAGCATACGGCTTCGTCTTGTATTTGAAATTCATTGTGTCCCCTTATTCGTCGTTGTAAAGCGATGATCTTGCTGATCTTGTTTCTGCTATCTTTCCTCTGTATGGTTCTTCGGGTTTGACTGCATCAGGATGGTCTGTCCCTCGGAAATCTGTTTCTGGTAATTCACTCTGTTCCTCTGTTGTTAAGAACGGCCCCCAATAGCCACCCCATCCGTCAAGAGAGTTTCTTTCTTTTCTTTTCCAACCCTCAAGCCGGGCTATCTTCTGAATCGTCTCCCCATCCGTCCCAATCTGGTTCGAAATGGATTGTGTATCCCTCCCCACTTCCCACATCCTCCTTGCTACTGCTACTGCTAGGTGTGGATGGTTTGGGAAAAGGGATGACGTTATCTCTATCTTCAGAGTGTACTTTTTTTTCTTCATTCTTATCGACCATCAATCTCCTCCTCTTCTTCAAGTCCGTTCATTAATCCAAATTTAGCAGACTCGAGATGCCAAAGCACCTCGGCTGGGTCTCTCATGGTTGTTATCATACTGACAAAACCATCCTTTTTTCTGCCGACCATTAGAATTTCTTCAAACTGTTCGGCTGCCATCTGACACACTGTTGGTACAGGTTTCAATGTCTTCTTTATTTTATATGGGAATTTTATGACATTGTCACTCATTTTAGTTGAGCACCTTGGCAACAGTCCTCAACAACCATGTGACACAACACACATTGTTCATGTCCATGAATGTTAACTGTCTGCAATGTACCTTGACACCTGGGACATCTCGGCAAGCAATGTGTCTTTATGTCTTCTTGTTTAATTTCATTTTCTTCCATCTTTATTTATCCTATCATAAACTGTTAAATGACCATTGTATTTCATCTCAAGATATTTACTAGCTAATTTTCTAGCCTCTTGTGCTTCTTTGTCCATGCCCGCCGATGCAAACTCCACGGCTTCTTCTTCACATCTTTTTATTAATGAGTCTATAAGTCTCATAATCTTTCTCCTCAACTATGTTATAGTCGCAGTCAACAAACACATATCCGTGTTGTTCCCAAATTTTTCTGTCCTCCTCTTTTTTCAAAATTCTTTCCACGGCTCTCTCTTCGTTGTAGTCATGTGCTCTTACAATTCTTTTTATACTTGTGTAAATCTCAATGTAATGTTTTTTTGTTTTTGGATAGCTCAAAAGTTGTGTCTTGTATTTTCTCTTCATTCTTATATCCCCACATGATAGTTAGCAGAAAAAGATCTTCTTTCTCCTTCGCCATAAAAAGGATAAACAGTATGCATTAGATATGATGGAAACACATACAAATCGCCAACTTCGGGCATACAAGTAAAATTACCTTGTGATAAAGTTAAACTAGCACCATAGAAAAAGTCTATATATCCTTCTGTAGTAAGTTTATTCACATTCTTAGTGTTTGTTCGGCTAATACTTTCTGGAACTTTTAAATAAAGAACACAAACAAAATTACCTCCGTTATGTATATGAGCAGGATTGTACTCGCCTTTGAAAGATCTAACAAACCAAGAACTATCTAATATAAATTGCTTGTCGGGCATAGGTTTATTGTTTTGCTCACGAGTAAATTCATCAGTCAAGCCTAAACTTAAATCTTTTAAATACTTTTGAAAGTCTTGTAAGTCAGGTAAATTTAAATCACAAAAAAGCTCTTCAGCTACATGACCTATCAATCCTTCTGAAGCATCAAGCTCTTTTCTTCTTTCTTGGTCTTCAATTATTCTATCGCATTCTTTGTTAAGGGCATGTACCATACACATAGGCACTTTAGCTTTTGCTATCCTGGGACCAAATGGTCTTAATATTTCTACATGGTAATTATTTTCAGTCACTATTTATTTTCCCCTTTCTTGTATGTGTATCTTACACCATCTCTTGCCGATCCATGTTTCGCAACGTACCTAACATATTGATCTCCACCTTTATCCATGACATCTGCTAGTGGATTGTAACCACCCGTGAATGGTTGAATCGTAGGTTCATGGTACACACGACCATATTCTATTTCTTTCACAGCTTTTGGATCATCCTCAAACCATGTGTCGTCCTCTTTTTTTTTGCTCGCTTTTCTTAGATCTCTGCAAACTTTTGAGATCTGACTTCTCAAAGCTCTCTCACTATGGTTGCTGGTTATCTTCAATATTTGTCCTCCTTATTTTGTTTTCGCATTTGTACTTAATTATATGTGGATACGGAATCATTGTTGTTACCATATCTGCCATCTCTTTGACCCTAACTCTGCATTCTTTTTCTGTTAGATATCCATCGGGAACAAGTGTATCATTGATTTGAAAACAAAGTTTCTCGTCTCCCGATCCATGAACCAAGGAGCAGATTAAGATCATGGCTTTGAACATTTAGATTCTGGTTTCGTTCAAAACTTTTTTCCAGGCCGACATAAGTTCCTCGGCATAGACATAGCCTCCATCTCTTTGTCTAAGGTCATCACAATTATCCGAGACAACTCTTTCTAGTCGGTTAATTGCTTCTTCTATAGGCATGTCTAGTCTTCTATCTAAAGTTTCCATTTCATACTCCTACATTGTTTATTAATTTTCCTAAATTATCTTATAAAAGTCAAGTGTTTTAGCTTACATAGTGTTTCTCCCATAATTTTTTGTTTTGTTTTTTATTTTTTAAAAAATGGTGTAACAGGTGTAACAATGTAACAAGCACTCTGTAACCATTGGTTTTACTAGGGTTTTGTGTTACACTTTGTGTTACAGTTGTTACACTTCTACTAGGACAAGATGAAGCCGCAAACATTTTTTTCCGTTTTGAATTGAAAAAATATGAGAAAAAACCTATTATATTTTCGTTATGGCAAAAGAAAAGATGCTTACCAACAGACAAAAAGAGTTTTGCAAACTTGTGCTTGAAGGCATTTATAGTAATGCCGAGTGTGCAAGACGAGCAGGTTATTCCGAAGGGCAAGCTAACAAGACTGCAAGTCTTTTGCTTAATGGTCGTGATTTTCCTTTGGTTACTGAACATCTTAAAGAACTCCGAGAAATTAGAGAGAAAAAATATGGTGTATCTGTTATTGGTCAACTCAAACGATTGAGTGAGTTAAGCCATGGAGCAGAACAATCAGGTCAATTTAGTGCAGCCATCAATGCCGAGAAGATAAGGTCTTCACTTGGAGGCTTAACTGTTGATCGAAGAGAAACAACACATCACTTAGATCAACTATCTCGAGAAGAAATAGTCGCAAGACTTGCCGAGATTAGAAAACAACATCCGTCTGCTTTTATTGAAGGTGAATTTAAGGTGGTCGGAGAGGATAAGGGGAGGACAAAACTCTCCGACCAAACATAAGCAATTCCTGATATTGCTCCGTGCAATTTCTGTTTAGCATTATTTTTCCTGGGAAGTCAAGTAACTTCAATATTATTCCTCTTTGCATGTTCTTCCAATTGCTCAATAACATTATCAATACAATCTTTTATTGTAAAAATAGTTCCGTTTGAATCTTTAGGAGATTGATCAAAATTTGTAAACTTAGCCATTCTCCTTATGTCATACATATCGCATAACATATCTTCAATATTCATTTCATTAAATGCCATGTTTGTGCACCTCCTCTTAAAATCTGGGTTCGTGAAAAATACCTTTGTCAAGTAAATCTTTGTAATACAATGCTTTTAATTGATATCTTTTTGCATCTTCATACTTATCTTCCCATTCACAATTGTATTGTAATTGTCTAAGACGTTTGTATTCTGCATTGCAATCTATTAAATGATTATTCATTTTTATAATCCTCCTTACATTTATCACAAATTTCTCTGCCTTCTGGTGGTTCATCACACCAGAAGATTTCATCACAATCCCAACATTTGTATTCTCCCATCAATCTTCTCCTTCTAAAAAACAAGCACCTTGAATGTTTAGTTCATTGTAAAGAAACAAACCAAAATCATAACCTTCTTTATAGTAATGATGAGATTGATCATCATTTCTTTGACCATGAACTAAAGCGTCAGTTACTCCATCTTTAAATGCATTTATTACTTTATGTTTTTTAATATTTCTATCTAATTCAATTAAGTTCATTTTTCATGTCCTCCTTCAAAGCTAAACCTATTTGCATTGCTATTTGGGGAACTATTGCATTCCCCAACATCTTTAGTCTTTGTGCTCTGTTTTTTTGATTGACTGTGACTCTTGGGACTCCTCGAGGTTCGTCCATCCAATAGGATAACCCATTAGCCACTCTGTCCAGTTCGCATTGAGTCTGCCGTCTCCCTCCTCTTGGAATATCTTGTGAGCCAAGTCCACTTGTCTGCCGTCCTTCAGTCTCTTCTTGTAGTATTCGTGATTTCCGTTGTAACTGTGTTTCACTAGGCCTGCATTCGGTGTTGGGAATTTCCACTCCTTCATTCGAGGTGGTCGAAGAGTTACTCCGTTCATCATTGCTTGAGCCTCTTGTTCCGTTAGTTCTCCGTTCTCCACTTTCTTTCTGAATATCAATGTCATTCCCTCCGAGGCATGACCGAATCCTTTCGTTGTTGGAGTTGGATAGTTGGTTTCGTAAAGAGCCATTGTCTTCTTGTCCACTTGTTCCCTCAAGTTGCTTGGTCTCTTCCGACCTTTTCTGTGCCCCTCTTGCAATCTCTTGGTCGCTTCCTCCGATCTCGGAGGTAGAGCATCCATTGTATTCGGTGTCGCCCACATTTTTGCAGATGATCCAGAGTCTGTCCCTTTTGTGTCTGGCTCCGACACTACTAGCCGAAACAACAAATTGCCTCGTATGGTAGTTGATCCTTTCCATTTCAAAGAGAACCTCGTCAAGTCCCATTGAGACATGCCCATAAACATTTTCGAAAACACAATAAGTGGGTCTTGTTTGTTCAATAATTCTATGGATGTACGGAAAGATGTGGCGAGGGTCTTCTTCGCCTCTGCGATTTCCCGAGACTGAGAAGGGTTGGCACGGGTAGCCCGAGGTGAGTACCCACTTTTCTCCTTTGTTGATTTTGTTTGAAATAAATCTTCTTGGGTCATTTGCGATCTCCTTTACATCATTATATACTGGAATGTCCTTCCAATTTTTTCTTAAAACTTTTTGACACCATTCATCAAAGTCGCAGAACATTATTGGTTCTGCGAACTTTGCCCATTCGAATCCAAGGGAAAACCCTCCGATACCACTACAAAGAGAGACTTCTTTAATCATTTCTATCTCCCAATATTTTTTGAACTTTTTCTTCTACTAGGTCTGCAAACCAATCACTATCTGTAATGACATCAAATTTATGTTCCATGTAGTCTTCTAAACTTTTGGACATTTCTAACAGTTTGTGATCTTGTGCCTTAATTTCCTGGGCATTCCCAGTCCAAGGTGTTTGATCTTTCATTAGTCTTCTCTCCTATTTAAGTAAACTCTAAGGTGGGTTGATGCATATTGAGGTTGACCAAATTGATGCTCCCTCCAATCAACATCTTTTCTTAAGTGTTGTCCTTTAACTACAACATAGTAACCATCTTTATTTAAATACTTCTTCAAGCATTTTATAAATAAACGACCATAGTCATTGTTTGGGACTTCTGTAAAATGATAACGTGGGACACAAGGAATTCCTTGTGCCCTCCATTTTTCAATTGCTTTTGCTTTTATTTTTCTAGCCATTTACTTGAACCTTCTCTTGTTTACCAAACAACATTTTGGCTTGATCATCAGTTATAATATATTCTCCACTTCTTTGATTATCTGTAATAATCCAAGGCTTCGATCTTGCTTTCATCTTGTAACCAACAAGAGTGTATCTTGGGTGTTTTCTCTCCAAGTCTATGTCACACAAATGAGCCATTTGTTTGAGATCATGTGCCTCTTGTTTTTTTTGAATGTCTGCAAGAGAATTACCTTCAAAAGTAACCATTAATTTGAATGTTGCTTTTTCGTGATCAAACGAACAGTTACCTAAAGTTAGTTGAAGTTTGTGATCTCCTAGGTCTATTCCATTTTTTAAAGATTCATCTATCTTATCTCTAAGCTTTCTAAGCATTGGTTTTGTAAAAGATTTATCCATTGTTTTCCTCCTTTGGGTTGTTATGATTTCTTATTGTGTTTACACCGAGATTAAAAACCAACTCATTATAAAATTGTGTTATTTCACTAGGTGGATCGTCTGACTTGGTTAGTATTTGGTTGAGTCTGTTTATTACATAAAACATGCAGACTCTATTTTCTGTGTTTATATCCATCATGATTGCATCCTTTGTAAGTTAACTTCTTCTCTAAATTCTTCTAACAACTCTTCTGCATAATCCACAAACATCTGCGAACCAAAATGTTTGCGAACCTCTTTAATTACTTGTTCATTGGTTAGGTCTTGCAGTTTTTCGCCAACGAATAACTCAACCTCAAGTAAAATATCTTTAAGTCTACTCATGTTTACTCCTCCTTAATAAAGTTCTTTTTCAAAATGTTTGTCTAAAAAAGCTTTTTTTTCAAAGTCTTTAACAATCTTTTTTTTATCTCTAATCATATCCTCAATATAAGAAATGAGAGTACTTCTAGAAAAATGTTCTGCAATTCCTTGCAGTTCTCTTAATTTGTTTATATCGTTTAAAACGTCATTCATTTAAATCGCCCTCCTACGTTGTGTTCACTACATAAAATTAGTAGTTCTTTAAATGTCATAGCATCATATAATTTGATGTTATGCTCTTCCTCAAAATATTCTCTAAAACTTCTTTTGTCGCTTGATAAAAGAATATTCCAAAGTAATTCAATCTTCGTATTGTCTTGTTGCCAACAAGAGTTATGATTGATTATTTTTCTTAACTGTTCATAAATACTCATCTGCACCTCACTAATTGATTGATGTCTTTAACTTGATTAATTAAATTTTTTGTCTCTTCAATCTCTTCTTCGATAAGATCTTCAACACTTGTATTAAACAAAATGTTTCCAATTTTCATAATCTTGAATTCGTGAAAACATGGATAGTTTTTCTTTTTCTTTTTCATTATATCCCCCTAATGTGTCTTGAAAATAACTTGTCTTTTTGGTTGTTCCCAACATAAACCACAAGTACCACAACTATTGGTTAATCCAATTTGTTCGGGACATTGTATTGACTTATCTTTTTGGGGACTTTGTAATTCTTCTGAGTTTGCAGAAAATTCTTGTTTTAGATCATTACTATATCTAACAGAAAATCTCTTTTTATATTTAATTCTTAAACTTAAAATTGCTTGTGCAATGTTTCTACTAGTTTCATATTTACTAGATGTACTGTTTGCAGTATATCCATAAACTGCAATGTTAGGATATAATTTTAACATTAAATCCCAAAACCAAACATATTCAACATTAAAAAAATCGCCTAATATGTGCAATCTTATTAAAGCTTTTTTTCCATTTAATGCTTTTATATCGTTATGTATTCTTGTAGTTAAAAGTAATTCATCTTTAGCACTCATTCTATGAGCAAAAGGCATGTTATTTCCAAAACAATCGTCCCAATGAAAACAATCTTTTGGGCATGTTTCCCTTTCAACTAATGTCAATGTGTGAAATTTATAACCTTTAAAACTACCTTTTGAAACTTCTTTTCCAAGCTTTTTGTTTGTACTTGGTTTTAAAACTTTAAATTGATAATCATTTAAATCATGTATATTCTTTTTATAAATTGTTGTTTGCAACATTCGTTTGTCCTCCGAATAAAATACACAATTAATTATGGGAAAATATAAGATAAATGTCAAGAGAAAAAAACTTTTTTAAACAGATAAAAATGAATTTGAAAAAATCTCATTTCATTCAAAAGATTGAGAATAAATACAATTCTGGTTTTCCAGATTTAATTATTATAAATGAAATGTTGCCATTGTTTATAGAATTAAAAGCACCCATAAAAGGAAATAAGATTAAATTAGAAAAATCCCAAATTTCAACACATATTAGGATATATAAGAATAATTATGTGTCTTTTATCTTGGTTCGAGACCCTTCGACCTCCAATGCATTTTTATTTGACGGATATCTTGTTGCGAATGCCATTGTGCTTGGTCAAGACCAACCAAGTTTCTTGGTTCATGGTTCAATTGCCGAATGTCTGCAAGCTTGCAATAATGAGGCACGACGAAAAGGGATGCTTGCGAGCTTTTCGTCGTCATTGCTTCCCCCGTCTTGCGACCCTTAAAAATTTTCGGGAAAACAAAAGGAAACGAAGTGGTCGCTTGCGATCCTTTTGTTTTAAGTATCTGCGAGCTTGATTGGAAGCCTCGGGACACGGACAAAAAAAGGGAGGCTTTCGCCCCCCGATGTTAGATAATTCTATGACGGAAATCATAATCTATAAAGGTTGTATTTTTGGAATGTTTCATTTGTTCTTGTAGATGATGGACGACCGAGAAAGCCATATCCATTCCACACCCATTGACCACCAAACCCGTATAAGTTTTGTTTGGTCGATAGTCTAAATAATCCGAGATTAAATTATCAAGGAATAAAGGTTTATTGTCTCGGTTATCAATAATAAAAAAGCTTATATGTCTAGTCATACCACTTTGGGAAACGTGGCGAATAATACAAAATATTTCTTGATGACTATTTAATAACTCATCAAGCCTAGCTTCTGCATAAATCTTATTATCAAGCTTTCTTTGCTTCTTGGTCATTGTTTCTTGTAACATTGTTAGTCCTCCTTTTATTGTTAATTTTATTGTATAGGAATTACTGGGATAGTCAAGCTTGCAATCCTAGTATTATTTGACAAAACAAAAGGAAATGAAATGGTCGCTTGCGATCCTTTTGTTTTAAGGTTTTGCGACCCCGAAGGCGAACCTCGGGACACGGATAAAAAAAAGGGAAAGCCGAAGCTCTCCCCTTTTCCCAAGGAAACTTGATTATTTTTCATAGTTGGGATCATTAGGCATTCTGCCTTTATAGTCACACTCCCAAAACGGATCATGATGCTCTTTCTTAAGTTCTGCAATGTGATCACATTTTGCATTGTAATGATACCACCACTCTTCTTCTAGTTCTCTTTGCCTATCCATTATTCTTCCTTTCTTCATTCGCTCTTTTTGTGATGTGCTTCAAAGATACTTTAGCTAAAGCTCTTGCTTTGCGATGCTCTTTTAAAATCTCTTTGAGTGGCCTGGTCGGCATTGCTCGACCCGAGGCTATGATTGCGATCCTCATCGGGATAACTTCAGTATCATTGCATCTTGTGCAACATCTACCTTTGGAGATAGGAAAGGCATTATGCCCTTCCTTCCATCCACTTGCTTGGATATCTATTTCGCTTGTGCAAATATCACATTTCATTGTTTCGCCTCCAGTTCTCTAACTCTAGTCTCGATGCAAGCAGTCACTTCCACGAGCCTTTGTAGTTCTTTTTTTAATGTTGATGTGTAATCAAAATTATTCTGACACATGTCTCTTAATAACTTTGTAGAATCTATTACTAACTGTACTTCTTTTTCGTCCATTAGAACCTCCCTTTACTGGTTAGAAAGCTTGCCACATCTTTTAATGTATCAAACCTTATGTAAGACAAAGGCGAACCATGTCGTCTTAATGTGTATCTATTACTGTGTTTTTCTAGTATTGCATTCAATTGCGAATCGGCTATGAATGCTAAAGTTTTAAAATTATTGTGAATAATTTTAACCATAGTTTTCCTCCTTGGTTGTTGTTATAAAAATATTGTATCCCAGTTTCTCCCATAAGTAAAACACTTTATGCAAAAAACTTGGCCTGGTATTTATGTCACACACTGTGGTAATTATGTCACAAACTGTTGCAGAAATGTCACACTGCGTCCCTTAAAAAATTTCGGAAAACAAAAGAGAACGGAGTGAAACGAAGTGGTCGCTTGCGACTCTTTTGTTTTAAGCCTCGGGGTTACTCCATGGAAAAGGAGAATAACTTAAGTATTGCAAGAGGGGCCACCCCCCTAAAACACGGGACACGGGTTACTTACACACTAATAATTACAATGATTGATAATTTCATTCAAATATATTATTGTTTGGGCATGAACCTAGATGTATTACCTAAAGAAGTGTTACAAGAAGTTCTGTTACTGGAAGAACAGAAGAGACGACTTGAAACCAGAGAATTAGCTCAAACTAAATTTCTTGCCTATGCTAAACATGTATATGAGGGGTTTATAGAGGGCAGACATCATCGTATCATTGCAGAAAAGCTCGAGGACATTGCATCGGGTAACTTGAAGCGTTTGATAATCAATATGCCACCTAGACACTCGAAGTCAGAATTAGCCTCATATTTAATGCCTTCGTGGTTCTTGGGTCGTAATCCTAAATTAAAAATCATACAGGCTACCATGAACACGGAACTTGCTGTAAGATTTGGTAGGAAAGTCCGTGATCTTATTGCCGATCCCATTTATGCAGAGATCTTTCCCAAGACGGACTTGAAACAGGATAGCCAAGCGGCAGGTCGTTGGGAGACTAGCCAAGGCGGGGAATACTTTGCAGCGGGGGTGGGTGCTGCAATGACAGGTCGAGGTGCCGATTTGTTGATCATTGACGATCCACATTCGGAACAAGATGCACTGTCCACGGTTGCTTATGATAATACATACGAGTGGTACACATCAGGACCGAGACAGAGACTACAACCGGGGGGAACCATCATCATTGTGCAAACCAGATGGTCTAAGAAAGATCTGACGGGGCGATTAATTCAGAATATGGCGATGGACAGTATGTCGGATCAATGGGAAGTTGTAGAATTTCCAGCAATACTTCCGAACGACAAACCTTTGTGGCCTGAATTTTGGCAAGTAGAAGAACTATTAAAGGTCAAGGCTTCACTGTCCCCGGTCAAGTGGAATGCACAGTGGCAACAAAATCCGACATCGGAAGCTGTTGCGATGATCAAAAGAGAGTGGTGGCAACCTTGGGAGCACAAGGATGTTCCTAATTTGGATTATGTAGTTCAGAGTTATGATACGGCATATTCTAAAAAAGAGACTGCCGACTATAGTGCTATTACAACATGGGGTGTGTTTGAACCGAAACCAAATGGTGAACAACATTTGATAATGTTGGATGCGAAGAAGGGTAGATGGAGTTTTCCAGAGTTAAAGCAGATAGCGATAGAAGAAAATGAATACTGGGAACCAGACTTGATGTTGATTGAAGCAAAAGCATCTGGTCAACCTTTGGCAGATGAACTACGACTATTGAACTTGCCTGTTACAACATTTAGCCCGGGTAGACGAAAAGGTGGTGGTGGTGTTGATAAAACTATGAGGATGCATATAGTGTCGCCTATTTTCGAATCGGGCAAAGTATGGTATCCTGAAGGGGAAAAATTTGCCGATGATGTGATAGAAGAGGTTGCATCTTTTCCTAATGGCGAGCATGATGACTATTGTGATAGTATGACAATGGCAGTCATGCGATTTAGGCAAGGTGGGTTTATAGATTTGAAGGGTGAAGAAATACCAGAAGATTGGTATCCTCGTAGAGCAAGAGAGTATTATTGATGAAAAAGAAACCGATTAAGAAAACAAGGGTAACTAAAGGTTATACTGTTACTAATCGATTTTCTGATAGAATGCTTCCTAATAAAAAGAAGACAACAAGGGTAACTTAATGGAACGTCAAGATAAACTTTTGCCAACACCTATGCCCCCAGAGGAAAAACAGGCACTTAGAACCAAAGCTAAAGAAGATATGCTAAGAGGTTTCGGGTTACTGGGAACTGATATCCTTGGAGCGGGAGGCGATATATCTGGACTAGTCGCCAAGTATCTACCTATTGCAGGTGGACAAACCATGGACGATATATATAAAGCAGAGAAGAAACCTAGTGAGATGCTTGAAAAAGGTATCGGCTCACAGTTTTTTCAAAAAGTTTTTGATATAAAACCTACTGGTAGTTTCGCTGAAAACGTAACAAGAATTGGTGGTAGTGTTATTCCTGTCTCTGCATCGGGGGTCGTGAACACTTTAAAAGCTCCCGGGAATCTTGCTTCTAAGATAAGACAAAGCATGGTCACACCAGAGGGAATTGTTTTAAAAATGGACGACGTTCCACGAACCACGGGCGAGATTTTAATGACCGAGGGCACTGGTTCGGGAGGCATTAAACCAAAACCAAAGAAAATAAACATTGATACAAAAGCCAGAGATAAAGATGAAATTACGTTTGGAAGTGCATTGTCCGCGGACAAAAGTATTTACTCTCGTTTAATTTATGACTTAGAAAATATAAACAAGCCGGGTGGAATGTCGTTTCCAAAAGATGGCACCAGTGCTCAAGATGCGATAAATATTTTGAGTAAGCGACCTACATTTGCCGAGGCACAAGAATCGGGGTTACTGGCATATTTACAAAGACAGATTGACAAAGGATCAAATCAACCCGTTACACAAGATGATTTGTTGAGAGTGGCTAGAGGCTATAAACCTAATATAAATAAAAGGGTTTACTCAAGAAACAAATATGAAGAAATGAAAAAGGATACATCTTGGGCAGATAACATGAAATCCGAAAAAGCTGCTGAGATAATGGAAGACTATGATGTAGGTATTGCTAATTACTTTGAACAAACACCAAAAAATTTAGAGCTAGTGGCGACTGACTATAAGATTATACATTTTAATGATCCCACGGAACCAATACCCGGGAACAAACTATTAAACAGCACTTATTTATCCACGAAGTTAAAAGGGTTGGAGGGTCTTGGAGATGTTCACGGATTTCATGATTATGGAGAAAGCACTCTTAACCCTGGCTATTTTGGTCACATAAGATATGCAGATGTAAAACTAGACCCTAAACTAAATGACGGTTTATCTGACGGTGTTATTACAATTGAACATCAAATGAATTTAGCTGGTAACAAAGATCTGAATCAATCTTTAAGATCTTTACCAAAAAGAATTGATGATAAAATAGATGAAATAAGTAAATTAAAAAAAGAAGCATATGACTTAGATCAAAAAATATATAGCACTTTGACTTACGAAGAAAAAAGATTAGGTCGAAAACTTGAGATGGAGGATCTAGAAAGACTAGATAACTATAAAAAATCAGAACAAGCTAAACTTGATGAACAAAAGTTTAAAGCCTTACAATCCAGAATTTACAAAGAAGAAAATGTTTTTACAGACATGATGGCGAAAATGCGTTTAGGTATGGAAAAATCAGAGTTTAATACCCTCCTTAAAGAAAAATTGCAGAGAAGAGACGATGTTTTAGAAGGTAGGACCCCAACTAAATCAGATGCACCTAACTATAGACCAGAAGAGAATGAAGAATTTTTAAATGTTCTTACAAATGAAGATCGTGTTTACATAGACGAAATTGCAGAAATAGATAAGAAAAAAAACATAGGTTTATCCACTTTTAAAAAAGAAAGACAAGATGCAATTAATAGTAGAGATAATCTAATTAATGAAACAAACAGAATATATGATGACATTAATCAATATGAAAGTTTAAAAGAAGAAATTATTGGTCAAAGTTTAGCGGGCGATAATGCTGTCGGTGTACTAACAAGAAAGAAAAAGCAAGAACCAACAGACATAGCTTCTCCTTTTACAGTATATGATGCAAGAGGAAATGCAGCAGAAAATCCTTATTTTGAGATGTTTGTTGATGCAGAAAAAGGTGGGGCGAGTAAAGATTTTACAATTAAATTAGCTCGTAACCAAATAGATGACACAGTTAACAGTATTGTTGATCTTGAGAAGAAAACAGCAACCATGGATCTTGGTTTTATCGATAGACTAAAAGGTGTTAGACAAGATAACAAACAACTTGTGTCAAACACCATGAAGACAGAAGCTAAAAACTATTTTGAAACACAGCAACTAACAACGGAACTAGTGGAAAAAATAAGAAATCATCCTAATTTTGCTAGAAACTTTGATGAGGATACAATAACAAATCTGAAGAACAGACTTTTAAATTCTGAAAAAGGTAGTGATGAATATATAAAAGCTAAGACAGATTTAAATATTATAGTATCAGAAGCTATAGAAGACACAGGATTAAATTTAGAGAAACTAGCAAAAGAACTTGTTGAAAGATCAATTAAAGAGAATAGACAAATACCTGCCTTTTCTCCTCAGTTGTCCAAGAACCCAGTGTTGCATAAACAACAAGCTATTACAGACTTAGTTGAATCTATAACAAACCCTACCATTGTTCGTGTTCCAGGAACTAAACAAAAAGTTAATCCTGATACAGGAAGACCTTTAATGAACATACGAGGACGTATAATGGAGGACATTGAATTTGATGCAAGTATCAATTCTATGGACACTTTAAATATAATGAGAGCCAAACTTGGTAAAAACGGATATGACGAAGATATAGCTTTCTTAGAGGATAAGGTAAATAAAACACAAAGAGAAGTAGGTAAGCTACAAAATAAAATAGATAATCAGTATAACAAGAAAAGATTTGTAAAACTTTCTCAACAATTAAGAAAAGAACTTACAGATCCAAAACTATCCGATGTCTTTCTAAGAACAATGAAGCATGAATCTAAAGAAATGGAATTACCATTAACCAACGAACCATTATTTAAGAATGCTCCTTTCCCTAACTTAAAGAAAGCAAGTCAGTTTTTAGCTAGAAGCAACATAGAGCAAGCCATTGAAGACGGTAAAGAGTTTATTGCTTTTCCATCTAGAAACGATTATGCCTCAAGAAGACAAAGAGGAAATCAACCCGGACAGTTCGAATCAGTTTTTGGCAAAAACTTAGATGAGATTTTAAAAGAGTATGTTAGAAAAGGTGCAATACTTAAAAATCAAGCTATATCTGCGGCAGATAAAGCAACCATTTCAAATCAAGTAGGGAATGAACCTATGAGAGTACTAGACATACGACCCTTGTTAGGAAAGAAAAAAGAAGCTATACCTAGAATGAACAAAGGTGGCTTTTTCGAAAAATTTAGAAAGGCAAGCTAATGGCAATAGAACCTAGACAGATAGCAGGATTAGTGGAGAAATCCATGGGAGCAGGTGGTCAGATGATGCCTGAAGAAGATAGTTTACAAATAGAGCTACCTGAAACTGTTAATGATTTACCAGAAGGCATAGAACTTGTAGATGAAGAAGCCGTTGAAGTTCAAGTTGAAGAATATAGACATGATGCCAATCTCGCAGAGATTCTTGATGACGACGTTCTTGGAGAGTTATCATCTGACCTCAGAGCTAAATTCCGTGAGGATGTTGACTCAAGGGAAGATTGGGAAGAGGCGATTGCGAAAGGATTAGGGTTACTCGGTATTAATTACGAAGATCGAAGTGAACCCTTCTTAGGTGCCAGTGGTGTAACTCATCCACTATTATCAGAGGCAGTTACACAGTTTCAAGCACAAGCTTACAAAGAAATGTTACCAAGTGGTGGACCTGTAAAGACACAAATATTAGGAGCACCTACACAAGAGACAGAAGCACAAGCTCAACGTGTAGAAGATTTCATGAACTATCAGATTACTGAAGTTATGGAAGAATATGATCAAGACACAGATCAAATGCTATTTTATTTGCCTTTGACAGGATCTACATTTAAAAAGATTTATTTTGATGAGACTAAACAAAGAGCCGTTTCTAAGTTCGTACCAGCAGAAGATATGGTTGTTCCATACTCAGCTAGTGATTTAAGAACAGCAGAAAGGGTTACACATGTAGTAAGAATGACGTATAATGATATTCGTAAACTACAAGTAGCAGGAGTATACAAAGATGTTGAACTATCTGAAACAAGTGATGGTGAAGACGAAGGAGCTATCCAAGAACGTGCTGATGAGTTGTTGGGACTACGTCCAAATTACTCTGACGACTCTTATACCTTATTGGAATGCCACGTTGACTTGGACTTGGAAGGTTTTGAAGACATGGATAATCAGGGGAATCCTTCGGGGATTATGCTCCCTTATATTGTCACCCTTGATCAAAGCTCTGGAAAAGTGCTATCAGTGGTTAGAAACTTTAGAGAGCAAGACCCATTAAAAAGGAAGAGACAATATTTCACTCATTTCAAATTTTTACCAGGATTTGGTTTTTACGGCTTCGGTTTATTGCACACAATCGGAGGTCTCTCTCGTGCTGCAACTTCTATATTGAGGCAATTAATTGATTCGGGTACTTTATCAAATCTTCCAGCGGGTTTCAAAGCGAGAGGTGTTCGTATTCGTAATGATGATGAGCCTCTTAACCCTGGGGAGTTCAGAGACATCGATGTCCCAGGTGGGGATCTCAAAAATTCCATCATCCCACTGCCATATAAAGAGCCATCAGCCACATTAGCACAACTTTTAGGGGTAGTTGTTGACTCTGGAAGACGTTTTGCACAGGTTGCAGATGCAAAAATAGCCGATGTTAACTCTCAAGCACCTGTTGGAACGACTGTTGCCTTGATTGAACAAGGCTCAAAGATCATTTCAAGCATACATAAGCGTTTACATTATGCTCAAAAGCAAGAATTTCGCATGTTAGCCGAAATTTTTAGCGAAAATCCAGTTCCATACCCTTATTTTGTTGGAAATGTGCCACCAGAGACCATGCAAGCCGACTTTGATGGACGTGTTGACATACTTCCAGTGTCAGATCCGAACATTTTCTCTATGTCACAGCGATTATCACTGGCTCAAACACAATTACAACTGGCTCAAGCGGCTCCACAGATACATAATGTGCATGAAGCGTACAGAAGAATGTATGATGCACTCGATATTAAGAATATTGATGCTATTTTACCGAAGCCACAAGAGCCACAACCCGTGGATCCTGCAACAGAAAACGGAAATGCGATGAAAGGTATGCCTTTACAAGCATTTCCACAACAAGATCACGAGGCACACGTTAGAGCACATGTGGTAATGTTATCAAGTCAGACATCTCAAGCAAATCCACAAGGATATATTATGCTACAAGCTCATGTACAAGAGCATGTTGGTATGATGGCAAGAGATCAAGTCACAAAATTCTTTCAAAAAACAATGGAAGAAGCTCAAGCTAGAGGTGAGCCTGTTCCTCAGATTGATCCAGCAGCCGTTGAAGCGGCAATCGCTCAACAAGTTGGCGAGATTTTGAATGAGATAATGCCTGCTCTACAACCGGCAACACCAGAAGATCCGTTAGTAGAAATTAGAAAGAAAGAACTTGATAACGATACGGCTGAGCTTCAAAGAAAAACAATGAATGATCAAATGAATTTTCAGATCGATCAAGAAAAACTAAAACAAGCCTATGAACTAGCTCAACAGAGGCAGAAGTTACAAGAAAACATTGCCGATGATAGAAACGATGTCAACATATACAGAATTAACATGGCATCGGCTAACAAAGGTAAATAATTTATGATATACTCTCGATATGGATCCAGTAACTATATCAGTAGCCGTAGGAATAGCAGGTAAAGCTTTTGATGCAATCAAAAAAGGCTTTGCTGTAGGTCGTGATATTGAGCAAATGTCTGGCGATATTGGTCGTTGGATGGGTGCAGTAAGTGACGTTGATAATGCAGAAAAGCAAGCTAAAAATCCTCCCTTGTTTGGTAAATTGTTTAAGTCTGGTTCTATCGAAGAGGCGGCAATGGCTGCGTTTGCAGCAAAAAAGAAACTTGAGGAACAAAGGTACGAACTCAAGGTTTTTCTAAATATGACTTACGGCCCACAGGCCTACAATGATCTTTTGGCTATGGAAGGTCAGATAAGAAAACAACGTCAAGAGACAATTTACAAACAACAACAATTACGAAGACAGATAGGTGAAGCAATCGGTTGGCTTGTTTGTGTGGGTTTAGTTGGTGGTTTTGCCGTGTTGATTGCATCCATTTGGATCAAAAGAGCAAATGCTTACGAATACAAACCAAAAAACTATTCACTGCAACAAAAACAATGGCGTAATCCAGACACAACAAAATATACTACATGTAGACTTAAAAAAAGAATCACATCAAAGTACACAAACAAAAGGGCTTGTATTTATCAAGGTGGTAATAAGACATTTACAATGATGATTGAAACTTTCTGTCCAAAACAATATAAATGTGTGTACGATCCAAATGGTGAAGAACCAGATATAGACAAAGTTATGGAAAGTTTAAGAAGTATAGGGAAGAAATAATGGACAGTAATTTTATATTAGATGCATGGAATGGGTTGACTTACTTTGAGGGAATACTCTTTACTTTATGGCTATTTATCTTATACTATGGTAAATGTTGGATAGACAGTAGGTTTAAAAAATGACGGTGGAGACATTTCTGAAGTGGAAAATTCTACCGAGACTAATGATGCTCGCCAGCACTATTATGTCTTGGAGATGTGCAGAGTGGTTCATGCAACTTGAAGTTCCGACAGCTGCTCAGTCTGCTTTTGTTTCAGTCGTTATGGGTGTAATGACAGGTGTCTTTGGTATTTGGATGGGACACGAACATAAGGAACACAAATAATGTTAACAGCATTAATTGGACCAGTAACCAATTTAGTTGGTAAGTTTATTGAAGACAAAGATGCTAAGAATAAATTAGCACACGAAATAGCGACCATGGCAGAAAAACATGCTCAAGAGTTAGCCAAGGGTCAATTAGAAATTAACAAGGCAGAGGCGACACACAAATCTATTTTTGTTGCCGGATGGCGACCCTTCATTGGTTGGACATGCGGTATTGCCCTATGTTGGCATTTTGTGCTTTCTCCTGTTACACTATTTATGTGTGCTTATTTAGACATATTTATACCAGAACTACCTGCTTTTGATATGGGTAGTTTAATGACTGTGTTGATGGGAATGCTCGGGCTTGGCGGTTTGAGGTCATTTGAAAAGTATAAAGGATTAACAAAATAATGATTAATTGGATTAAAAAAATATTAGCCTCTCCTAATAGAGATTTATCGAAGCATAGACTTCACACAACTAAATATCATGATTTGTGTATGTAATGGCTAGAGTAAGACAATTTGCAAATGACTTGGGCATAAGTAGTAACCAAGCACAAAACTTAATTAACAAAGGTCGTCGTCGTAAAGACGGAGGATCGCAAATCTTGGAGAATGTAATGAAACCAGTTAAAAAAAGTTTTGGTGGAGCAACAACTCTTTCCAAAGAAGGAAAAAAGATAAAAAAGATGACAAAAAAACCAGATGATCCCATGGGAGATATGTTTGGTAAAGATAAAAAATTTAAGGTTAAACCAAAACCACAAAAACCTTATCATCCAAAATTTAACCCAGATCAATATCACCCAAAACTAAATCCTGATGGTAAGAAAGGTAGACCAATGATGAAGAAAAAATTAGGTGGCTCCAGTGATTTTGGAATGTTAAGTGTCAAAGCAGGCGTTGACAAAAATCCAAAACCAACACAAGCAGACAGAATAGTAGGTGCTACAATGAAAGAAGGAAAACCTGTTAAAAAAGCTAAAGGTGGTGGTATTGCCATTCAAGGATTAGGGTTCAAAGGAGTTAGATAAGTGGAACTGGATGACAGTGTATCAACTGCTCAAGCTCAAGCCGCAGGACTAGCTGGGGACACTAGCTCAAGCTTTGCCGACGATGTTGCCAGTGGTAATGCTGGTGACTTTTCTATTGGACTAGATCCAAATAGAATATCAGATGACATGTTCACTAATTATGTGAATGCAGGCTCAAACCCTGTTACTAACGTATTTGATCTTGGTGGTGGTGTCGGTGATTTTGGTTTTGGTACAACAAGTTCACAAAATTTTTTAAACCCAGAATTAGCAGAATTATATAAACAACAAGAGATGGCTAGAACGGGTGTTAATCTAGACAAAAATCCTTTTGTAGATTCTATATTCACTAAAATGTTTGGTGATTCAATAGATAGAAGAAGGGATCTTGGTTCTCAAAGAATACAAGAGATAAATGATTTAAGAGCAAGACAAGCTTTTGGTTTACCTTCTTTAAAAACTGGAAAACCATATACATCTAGAGACTTTGAACTAGGTAGAGATACTAATCAAGGTATGGTTAGTGAATTACCCGTTGGTGGTTTAGAAAGTATGGCTAGATCTTTTACTCCTTTTGGTGCAATTATACCAAGAGGGGCTGCTCCAGAAGGATCTCAAATGTTTAGAGATGCTCAAGAAAGAGCAAATGCTCCTGGAATATTAAGTCAGACAGGAGACTTTTTAACTGATATTGCTAATTCTGCTGAAAGATTTTTTTCAGGTATTTTTTCAGGCCCAGTAAGAAATCAACCCGTCAATCAAGTTGAAACGGTACAAACACCTGCTTCAATACCAACTGATGAAAGTTTTAAACCTATAAGTAACGTGAGTATTACAAGAGAAGATGTAGTAAATCCTTATGATGAAAACCTTGGAATGACTATTGATAAAACAGGACCACAAACATATCAGTTCCAAGACTTTGATGTTGATCCTAATTTTCAATCAGAAATGAGATCATTAAATCCAGAAGAAAGAAGTTTTTTAACTGGTAGAACTGACACTATTAGTGCTAATAATGAAGATGAACTTTATGCAGATGCTTCAGAATATATTCCACAAAGTTTCAGAGGTGCTGCAGAAGGAATAGGAAAACTTTTTGATGAGAATGGAGTTCCTATTGGGCCTGGAAATTTAAGATTTAGATATGAACCTGAAAAAAGAGAACAAAAACTTACTTATACAATTCCTTTTAGCACAGCGTAATTATGTTCGTAGCAGATTTTCTACATAAATATAAAAAAGACTTGAATAAAAGAATTGAAGACATAAGTATTTCATTGACTAGTGGTAGTGCATCTGATATTGGTCAATATAAAGCAATGGTAGGCGAAATACAGGGATTAACCTATGCATTGGAACATGTACAAACCCTGCTAAAGAAGGTGGATGATGAGTCTGATAGTACCAGAATACGTTCTAGCACAGAGGAACGCTAAAAAGAAAGCCGAAGAAGAAGCAAAAAAACTCAAATTAATAGAAAGAATACCACAGCCAACAGGTTGGCGAATATTAGTTATGCCTTACATGGGCAAAGAAAAGACTGAAGGTGGTGTTTACGTTCCAGATCCAGTAAGAGAAAGAGAAGCGAGAGCCACAGTTACAGCATATGTAGCTAAAGTGGGACCTTTGGCATATAAAGATATTGACAAATTTGGAGAAGACGGAGCTTGGTGTAAAGAAGGCGACTGGGTTTGTATTGGTCGTTATGCTGGGTCACGTTTCCAAATAGAAGGTGGGGAGGTTAGAATAATCAATGACGACGAAGTCATTGCAACAATCGTTGATCCCGATGACATAAAATCTTACGGAGCATAAAGACAATAGGGGTGGAGAAACGAGAGTAACCATTGTCGATCCTGACGGCATCAAAAACATACGGAGTAAAGTATGCAAGAAGATGTAAAAGTCGAACAA